CAAGGTGGTTTGTTCCCCGCCCCGTCTCCTTCACCTTTTGAGTCTCCGGTTTCGCTCCCGCCCTTGAGTGAGCCGCCGAGTTACCGGACGGGCGTTGACGTTGATGTTGCCAGTTTGCTGACATTGGGTAGTGCGGCTCCTAGTGTTAGTGTGCCTGGTGAGTACTTGCCTGGTCTTTTCAGGGAGACTGTCCCTATGCCAGCTGAGTTGCCTGCGGGCTTTGCTCCCCTCCCTGGATTCAGTCATCATCAGTACGGTGACTCTGAATTTGTTAGTGGTGCCTTCGATGTCCCCGTGGTGGAGCGTCCTCTCTTTTACAGGGAGTATCATGGTGTACCTTCTTCCCCCGCTGTCGAATTTGTTGGTGGCTATGCGCCGGCTGCAGCAGAGCGTGTCGTTGAGGTCGGGTCACCAGCCGCTTCTGTAGACGTTAATACGCGATTCGTTGCAGGTGAGCCACGGTACTTCAACACGCCGACCGAGGGGGTTAGGCAGTTCGTCATGGAAAATCCTCAAATTTACAGGGTTGGACAGGCTGAGGGAGTCACCGTTTATTCGGGAACGCATCCTGAGGCTGCTGGTCACCATTGCTCCAATTTCGATTGCTCTCGTGTTGGAGAACATCGTCTTGGTGGTCCCGGCTTTTGCGCTAGTGGTTTTGCCGCTCATGACCTCGCCGGGGCTAGGTGTCACGCTTGTTCGGATCAATCGGTGTTTGACGGGTGGTGTCCGCCACGGCATTGCAAGGTTTTTGGATGTCAACAGCATCTTGGGGATACTCATAGTCGTTGCGCCTCCGGTTTCCTTTGGGATGGGAGACGTGGCGGGCGTTGTCATGCGTGTCCTCCCGCGGGTGGCGCTCGCCTCCCTTGTGTTCGACGTGATTACAGCGGTGAAGTTTACGTCTACTATGCCAGGCAGTCACGCTTTATCCCGAAACATCTTCCGACAGCAGGTTACTTGGATCGCCTTTTTCCTCAGACTATTGGTAAACGCCACAATGAAGTTTTCCTAGGGAGGCCGTATCCTATTCAAGTGACTTTACCCGTTACCAAAGAAGATTGCCTTCTCACTGCAATGGCACCTATCGTCGGCTCCGATCCTCCTTTAATGTGGCACATATTGCACGAGATATCTCCCCCTGGCGCTCATGAGGCTTTGAGTTCGCGAGATCGCCCTTTGACTTTCTATCATTTGGAGTCGTTGTGCCTTTACTATCGCGTGAACTTGGTCCTTGATTGCTCTGCGCCTCTTCTTAACGGTTTCCCGCGTCATTATGGTGTGGAGGAAGGGCCGGTGAGAGTCCTTACTTACACTGGTGACCATTACGCCTTCGTACCTGAGCGTCAGCCTGGTTTTCGCCCTACCCCCGTTTTCAAGGCTATTAGGCGCACTCGTGAGGATTCGTCCCTGAGTGGCCCGCTTGAACGCAGGATCGTTGCTCTTGGCTTTGGTAAATTCCAGGATTGGACCCCGGAGTGGCCGCGTGCCGAGATGTATGTTCGGGCTTTGCGTGATGGCAGCACTGGTACCCTTTTGCGTAGCAAGAAGGAGGATTACATAAAGGAGATGGAGTCTTGCGCTGAGAGTAGTTTGCGTGAGCCCCGCAGGTCTGTGAAGTTGCTGTGTGTGATGGGAGACCCCGGTTGCGGTAAGTCTTTCCCTTTCAGGCGTGTTCTTAAGGAGCACAAGTGGCATCGCGACCACTTGTTTACAGTTGTGTGCCCGACAGTGATCCTCAGAGATGAGTGGTCCAGGAGCATAGATTTGCGTGCGAAAAAGGCTGACGGGAAAGGCACCCCGAGCCATTTCTGTTGTACGTTTGAGACGGCTTTGGAGACAAGCAGTCATTTTCTGATTCTTGACGAGGTCAGCAAATACCCTCCTGGTTATGTTGCATTACTTGTTGCCTTGAATCCGTTCGTCACTCACGTTGTATTGCTTGGCGACTGCCAGCAGACTTCATTTCATGAACCGAACGAGTGCGTTCTTAACGACAGGGAGAATATTATGACTGAAGATGCTCACTTTGCCAGTTATTGCAGGGCCTTTCTGGTTGGCACTCGTCGGATGTCTCAAAAGGTGGCCACTTTCTTCAACATCCCAACTACGAGTAAGAATGCGCGTGATGGCTTCGGCTTTCTACAGCGTCCACGAGATGGCATTATGACTATAGTTCCTAGTCGTAATGGTGTCCAGGACGCCGTTGCTTTAGGTGGTTTGAATGCGACCACCTTTAATTCGTCTCAGGGTGGTGATTGGCCTGCGATTCAGATCATTATTAATCGCACTGTTATCATGAATGCTGACAATCGCACTCTTTGGACCGCCCTCTCTAGGTCTAAGGGGAGCGTTTTCATCATCTATGATTTCTCGATGGATGCTTCATCAATAGCTCGTATGCGGGCAAATCCAATCTTAAATGCTCTGTGGGGTATAAGGAATCAGCCGTCCCACAGTTGGGTTCGTTCTGGTCTGGACCCCTTCTCTCTCACCACTCCTCATAACCGTTTCGTGGGGGCCTTCAGGCGTCTTTTGGGTGAGCCTTCCATGTTCACCAATTGGGATAGACTTGAGTTGGACAGACTCTGGGTTGGTCAAGGTGGGATTGTTGTTCCTTACTCGTCTTTCGTCCCTTCAGGAGGTAGTTCTCAAGGTAGTCGTGCTGAGACAGCTTTTGACGGCCAAGCCCCCGGCAGTCAAGCTCTTTACTCTCATGTTGACCCTGTTGGTGACGTGGAACCAGTTGTTGAAAGCGTCCCCGTCATTGAGTGTCTTACCAGGACTCATGCTCCTCACGCTAGTGACGTTGAGATGGCTGAATGGTTCAACAGTCAGGTCCCTGACCGATTTGACCAGGAGTTGCGTAATTACGGCGCTCATCGTGACAACGATTATTCGATCCAGAAAGAGGACATCCCACGGCGAAGACTCGACCATCGTGCACAGAACGAGAAAATCAAACGTCTTCGTGAAGTGGAAAGCCTTCTTGTGGGTTCTGAGGAGTTCGATAGAAGAGTTCACTCGATCCAACATATGGAGATGGAATGTCTTCAGCCCTTTCATCAAATGTCAAAGAAGGATCGTGTTGCTTATTGGGCCGGATTGAAGAAGAGGATCACGTTTGCCACTCCCTATGAGAATGCTGACGCCTATTTGCGCGCTAGCGAGTTTACGGGGCCTGCTCTTTTTGGCTCTCTCTGCGAACTTATGCCGCAGTTGCGAATGAAGCATCCTCTAGACCCGGTCCTGGTCGAGAAGTGCAAGTTGTTCAATGAGACCAATCGAATCCAGACTAAAGGTGCTAAGGCGCTGCAGTCATTTCGTGATAGGGCCGAGCCGGATTGGCCGCAGAATTTCTCCGACTTTAGTGCGAAAAGTGAGTTGAAGGCAAAGGCCGAGACAATGTTTGGCGATTCTAAGCCTCTTCAGACGCTCATCACCGCGCACGACTATGTCTTTCACCGGATGGGTTGGATCGCGCGTTACATTAGCGCCAAGATTCAGGAGTTCCTTCCCCCACATATCTTCCTCTACCTCAACAAGTCTCCTGCCGATTTGGATGCATTTGTTAGGAAGTATTGGAATGACAAAGTCATGAGTCAGGCAAATGATTTTACTGCCTTTGATCAAGGCCAGGATGGCTCTTTCTTGTACCAAGAAGTTAGCATCATGGAGAGTCTCTGTATCCCCCAGGCTGACATCGATTACTACGTTTGGCTGAAGACTCATATGCAGAGCCGTTACGGCCATCTCAGCATCATGCGGTTCACGGGAGAGGTGTTCACTTTCCTGTTCAACTCTCTTGCAAACCTTGCGGTCACCAACTTACGCTTTTTCATATGCGGTCGTCCCACTCTTATTGGTGGTGATGATTCGGCCATCAACGGTGTGCTTGTTGAGCGTGAGGGTTGGGTTTTGTATGCTCCTCGAATGACCTTGCAATTCAAGATTATTAGGAGCTACGAATCCGAGTTCTGCTCTTGGAGGATTTACTCGTTTGGCATATTCAAAAACCCTTTGCTTCAGTGGGGTCGTTTGAGAGCACGCATTGCGATGGGTCAATATTCCGATGTCATCCTTTCATATTTGTATGAGTTTGCCTTTGGTTTTCGTCTGGGCGATCAGGTCCTACAGTACATGAATGAAAGGGATTGTGCCGCTCATAGTCTTCTCGTTCAGTTTTTCACTCGTCGGAGGCGACTCAATTTGAGCTTTTTGACTAAGGGGATGGACACTCCGTCTGGAAATGATCTTACGTTTCGTAGTGCGCCGTTCGACAGGCTTGACGAATTGCTCAACACTTTTAATGGAATGCCTTCGTGGGCCGTTCAAGCTTACTCGAATAGTATCCTAAAAACGCAGCGTGTGAAGTGGATGCTCATGTCTTCATCAATCAAGAGACTGTCTTGTTGGACTCGGAAGCTTCGCAAGCAATTGATCAAGACGTTGATCCTTTCGTAGCCCCCCA